GTTGACGGCTTTCTTCATCAGGCCGCGAAGAGCTTTCTGCTTCTCTTCGTCAGTACCGGCCGCCGCGCCGGGGCGGTTCATGGCCGTTTCGAGTGCCTTGATCTGAACTTCCTGAGCTTTCAGGCCGTCTTCGAGCGCTTTGCGGGCACCGGCTTCCTTCTGGGCGATCTCGATCGCGTCGGCGATGGACTTTTCCATCTTGGCGAACTGGCCTTTGGCCTCGCCGTCCAGGTCCTCGAACTTCTTCTTGAGTGGGAGCACGTCGGTTTTGAGAGCCTCGAAAGCCTGCATGGCCTTCTCGGCGGATTTGTTTACGTCTTCAATGGTGATCTCGGGCATATGAATCCTTACAGTTTGATCTTGTTGAACATGTTCGCGATTTGCGAAAGCACCTCCTGGTCAGCGTCTCGCTGGTTCTGGATGGCACGGAAGCCTTGGGAGATGATGGTTTTCGCCTCCTTGCGGCTGAGGCCTGCGTCTCGCAGGAGTTGCTCGAAGCTACGCTCGTCGATGAGCGTGCCGTCGTCTGATTTGACCCGGGTGATCTGGGCCTTTTCGTTCATGGGGAACGTGACCAGCGACGTTTCGTAGAGGTCCAGCTCGATGAGCTTGCGAACCCCCTTGTTCTGGTCGATCTCGTACTTCCTGGTGCCGTAGCCGATGGACAGGCCGGTCACCGCCCCACCCTTGACCAGCTTGTAAGCGTCGAGTCCGGTCGACGTGTCGATGATCGTGCCCTTCACGTACAGGCCACGCTCTTTCTCTTCCATCGAGTCCCACACGCCGATCGGTTCGTCGGTGTCGTGCTGCCAGAGCATCGGGACCGTTGGGCTGGCCTTGATCGTCTTCGTGAACGCACCAGGCATGACAATGTCCTTGCCGTTGTCCACGTTGTTGAAAACAGAGGCGTAGCCCTCCACGGTGCGCGTGCCGTCGTCGGCCTTAATCTCCTCGAAGGAGAAGGCGAGGCGTTTCAGTTCCATCTGGGTGTCCGTCTAAAGGGTTGCTATCTCGCCCGTGGCCAGGTCGCCGATGACGTGCTGGACCAGGAGCGGGCGGTCGTCGAGAAGTGCGGAGACGCGCATCAGCATGACGCGGTCGTCGAGGTAGAGTGTTTCGGTGGCGAACCGGATCGAGAGCGTGAATTCGCTGCGAGGCCGGAAGTCGGCGGCGATGACGTTGCCGTGCTGGGCGAGGATGCGAGCGGTCACTTCTTGGTCGTCGCCTGCGTGGCAATCACCATCGGGACAAAGTCGCCGAGCAGGATGGCCTCTCCGCGAAAGAGCTTCGCAATGAACACGAGGGCCTTGCGGCGCTCCGAATCGGTAACAGTCGTCTTCACTCAGCCTCCTGATATGCAATGGCGCACCGACACGAAATATTGTTGGCAGGACTCGCGCTCGGGTCACCGGGCCTGTCCATCATCTCGCCGCCTACGATGAACTTCTCGTCCAGCGGGATCGGGTCGCTTCCTTCCATCGCGGCGTGTGCCGGGCGGGTTCGGTCGTCCAGCGTGGGGAGCCAGACCTTCATCATCTTCACGCCGAGGGTCTGTTCCGCGTCCCTGACCGTCTCGATCGAGCCGAACGTGGCGGCGGCGTGGGTCTCGGTGCGGGCGACCGTGGCGGCACGGTAGGGAGTCAGTTGACTCACCTTGCGGATGTTCTGTGCGATTTCCTCGACGCCGAGGCCTTCGTCTATCCCGTCCTGAAGGGCGGAGCGGACATCTTCCGTGTCAGTCGCGGCGATCAGCTTGGCCTTCCGGAGAGCCTCGCGGTTCATCCAGTCGGCCATGCGGGCGGAGAAGGCTTTCTTCTGCGGTGCCCTGATCTGCTGCAGGGCCATCGCCCCGAACGTGGGGATGACCTGCTGGTAGTGCTGGGCCAGGAGGTCCGTCAGGCGTTTCTCGTGGGCAACCCGGAGCCAGGCCGGAACCGACTGGTTCGCGGTGTAGGCGTCTGAAGCGGCCTTAATGTAGGCGTTTCGTGCTCGTGCGGCGGGGCCGCGGAGCTTGATCTCGTAGAGCGTCATGGCGCGGAGCCATGCCCGAAGGCGGCGGTCAGGCACTTTTCGCCTCTTCGCGATCGCGAGTGACCGCGATACCGGTGGTTGACATGCAAGGCATGTGCTCCCGCTGGAATCGCTGGTACTCTTCCCATCGCCGATCTTCTTGCGCACGGGCTGGTTGGGTGGCTTGGCAGCCATGGCACCCGAATGTCATCACGGCGTTTCCTGCCCAGAGCTTTGCTGGCTCGCAGGACTTCCCGGTTCGGCCAGTCCGGCGTCGGTGGCCATCTCAAGAGACATGCTCGTGGTCGGAACGAGGATCGTGTCGCCGTTTTCGATGTCGTCCAGGCTCATCGCCCGGCGCTTCTCGTTGATCGTCATGTAGCTAGAGGCGTTGATCCGGTCGGCCTTCTGCTTGCGCAGCGGTTCGAGGGCGTCGATCTGCTCCGGGTCGTACCAGAGGAAGAGGTCTTCCCCGTAAAGGGGGACGAGCCAGTGGTTGAAGCTCTCCAGGATCGAGGAGAGCAGCGGGAGCAGCGTGTCGGTCCAGAAGGCGAGCTTGGCCTCCTGCATGTTCGAATACGTGTTGTCACCCGGAATCCCGAGGAGCATGGGCGGCACGCCGAACGCCAGGGCGATGTCGCGCGCGGCGCTGTGCTTGCCTTCCAGGAAGTCCATGTCCTTCGGATTGAGGGACATTTCTTTCCAGTTCAGCCCGCCTTCGAGGAGCATCGGGCGGCCGGAGTTGCTCACTCCCGAGAACTGCTCGTCGATCATCTCCTTGACGCGCTGGTACTGGTCTTCCGAAAGCGTCGACGGCTTCCCGTCGGCCGATTCGACCACGAGCGCCCCCGAGGGGCGTGCCCCGTTCTCGATCAGGGCCTTGTTCCACTTCTGCCCGCCTGTGTGGATGTCCGCCGGCAGCGCAGCTGCGGAGAGCGGAGGCAGGCCGTACCACGGGTTCAGCGGGTTGAACGTCTTGAGGTGCAGGACGGCGGAGCGGCCGGAGACCTGGTCCACAGGGTAGGTATGGGTGTTCGAGGCGTCGGGCTTGTAGACGTAGGCGAGCGGGAAAGTCTTCCCCGGCTCGACTTTGACTTTCCCCGGCTGCAGGAGCATCAGCTCGGATGGTGTTTTGGTCCGGATGACGCTGCCATCCAGCCCGTTGCCGAGGATGTACGCGTTGCCAGCCAGGCGGTGGTAGCTCACCAGCCAGCGGCGGAACTCCGGGCCGGATTGGGAGGCGTTCGGCGTATCGATCAGGTCGAGCAGCGGGTGGCTGTCGATCTTCGTCAGTTTGCCGTTCTTACCCTTGCGGTAGAGATGCCACTCGACGGACGCGATCGACGTGGCGATCCGGTTGATGCAGTCGAACGCGATGACGCACTGCTCGTAGCCTTCCGTGGCGATCCGGTCGTAGGCGGCGCCGTTGAGTCCGGCCTTACCCCCGCCCAGCGTGAAGTAGAACGAGGCGGATTTCTTCGACTGCGGCGTGACTGCCTTGCGGAAGGGCCACATCAGAGACGCCGGATTCTCGGCAGGTTCAGGTGCATCCCGTGGCTCAGTTGGTGCTTCGCGAGAGCCAGGGAGCAGACGCAGTCGTCGTGCAGGCCGTCCGGCGCGGTGTATCGGACCCCGGTGCGGGTGTATTCAAACTCGAACTGCTCCAGTTCCATGACGATGATTCCTTCGGGGTAACCGATTTCGTGTTGCTGAATGGCGACGGCCAGCCCCTCCATGAGTTGCTGCTTGCTCGCCTGGCTGAATTTGAAGCCCTCGAAGTTGTTCCTGCCCTGCTGAAGCGCTTCCAGCACGGGATCACCCACGCCGGTCGAATCGACCGTGGCCGGGACAGTTCCCGTCACGTCGCGGATGCGGCGGATCGTGTCCTGCCAGGGCATCTGGAACCGCTCGAAGCGGCAGGTCTGGCCGTACTGGTCGAGAGCGATGCCGACGGTCCAGTCGTGGCTCTTCGCCAAATCCCATCCCCACGCCGCAGGCGGCTGGGTTGAGAGCGGCGCGATGCAGGTGCGGATCGCCTTCAGGCCGAAAGGGTTGCCCCCGTCGTCCGATGGCTCGGCGAGGTAAAGCTCGCGGAAGACCTGGTCGGGAAGCGTTCGTTTGGCGTCCTCAACTTCCTCGGCGGAGAGGATGCCGGCTTGAACGGCGTCGTAGGCGAGGAGCTTGTGGTAGCTCATCCCCGCTTCGCCTGATTCGGCGCGGCGGGCGAGCTGGTAAAACCAGTTGTTCCGACCCTTCACGTTGCCGATCAGCCGGATCGGGCCGCGCGTGGCGGTAAGTGTCGATCGGACGGCGTACCAGGCGTCTTCCTTGACGCGGCTGGCCTCGTCGATCACGGCGGCGTGAACATCTTCCCCGTAGAGGGAGTCGGGCTTGTCGGCGCCCTTGAACCAGATCATCGCCCCGTTGGCCAGGGTGACGAACAGGTCGGAGTCGTTGGCGGTGTAGACTTCGCGGGGCAGGCCACGCTTGAGGCGGCGGTAGGCTATTTTCGCGACGGCGAAGGTGGGGGCGATCCACCAGTAGTTCTGTCCGGCCTTGCCCAGCATCGCCTGTTCAGCGAGCCAGACGACGCAGCCGGCGGTCTTGCCGGTCTTCGTGCTGGCCTCGATCGTGCTGTAGCGGGCCGGGTCTCCGTTGAGATCGGTCGGGGCGAAGATCGCGAGTCGTTGCTTCTCGTACACCCAGGGCCGGGTGTAGCTAAGAGCGGTCACCGCCTTCGCCGATGTTGATCGTGAACGTCAGGGCTTTGCCGTCGGGGTCGCTCAAGGGCTGGGTAGGCTTGCCCCATCCGCGTTCGAGAATGGCGATTGCCGAGCTGACCGAGGCCTTAGGGTTGTCGCTCTCCATCCAGTCGGCGAGACGCTTGATGGCGGCGACGGTGTGGGTTCTGGCGAGGGCTGC